TGTCACGCGTGACGTCACGTGACTTGTCACATTGTCTGTCACGTTTTCCGGTAAAGTTTCCGGATTTTCCGAAGAATTTTCCGGAAGCGCCGGCGTGTTGCCAGCTTCCAGAAGCGCGCGTTTTTTCTCGCGTTCTCTCTGTTTTCGGATTCTTGCTTGTTCTCTGATTTTCTCCATTCCTTCGGTGTTCTGGTGCTTTTCGAAGTTGGAAATATAAATACCTTTTTCGGTTCGTTCGATCATTCGGAATTTCTCAAAAGTGCCAAGTGCCAGGCGAACGGTCGCCAGCGGCTTATTGAATATCGTCGCCAGCATTTCGTCACTGTAAGGGAATTCGTCTTCGATCAGGACAAGCCCTTTCGCATTACATTTGCCGGCAAGCGCTATTATCCGGATCCAGATAACAAGAATCGCGTCGCCTTCCGGCATAGACTGAATAATTTTAATTTTTTCATCGTCGAACATATCAACGCGAAGCTTGATCCAGTTAATATCTGCCATAATAAAACACCGCCTTTATAAATATTTACTCATAATGTTTCTGCGCGAAAGCGGCTTCTTCTCTGTCGCCGGTTTCTTCTCCGGTTCCAGGTCGTCCAGGAAGTTCACGTCTTTTTTCATCGTGCTTTCATGCGTTGCCGCCAGGTTCTTTTTTATCGCTTCTTTGTTCTCTGAAACCTTGTTATACACAATATCAAGGCGCGTTTGTGGATAATTCAGTCCAGAAACACAACATATTGTGTTTTCATCGTTGAAAGTCTGGAATGTGTCAATCGGCGTTCCTAAGTCTTTTTCGAGGTCTGCCATTCGTACATTGCCAGACAATGACGCCGTAATGTATTTAACAGCTCTATCTCCTTCGATCGGGGCGAAAGGTGTATTATGTATAGCCTTAATCACTTCGGCGCTTTCCTGGGCCTTCTGGCGTGTCACAACGGCCATTCCGTGGGCCTTTAATGTTTCGATGATCTCCGCCTTGTCAATATTGCCCTTTACGCTCTTGTGTTTTTCCGGAATATCCAGGAATGAACAAAAATCTTCGACGAAGCGCGAATTCAGTTCTAGCTTGTCCCCGTTGTTGTTATCCAGGATAAAGCAAGAAGCAAGTCCCGGAATCTGTGTCAGTTCCGAAAAACATTCATAGGAATTCATGTGGCTTTTAACGCTTTCTTCCGGGTTTGGAATGATCGTCATGGCGCCGATTGTCTTTCCGTCGTCAATCAGAAGATCCGCAAGCATAGGGCCGGCGCCTGAACCGGTTCCGCCGCCGCTGGCGAAGATTACAAAAATCAATTCCGACTTGATCTTTGTTTCGATTTCTGCGGCGATCTGGTCGAAGTCGTCGATCACAAGCTGTTTCGCCTTTCTTCTGTCCTTGTTACAGCCTTCTCCGTTCGGGATATGATACTTGAATTTCGCCTTTTCCAGCGTGTCAAGATCTTCCTGGCTTGTGTTGATGTAAAGAACGTTGTAGCCCTTCTGTTCGAAAAGCTGTCCGATATTTCCGCCAGCCTGGCCGACGGCTACAAAAGCAATTTTATTTTTCATTGTCTGATTCTCCCTTCGTTGTATTATCGAACGTCTGTTGTTCGGTTTCTGCCGGAACGCTCCCGATATTCCGGGCGCCGGTCAAAATGATTTCCTGGCCGTTAATCTCATATAGCCACGTTCCGTATAGTCCGGAATGTAAATCAATAACGCCCTGGTATGTGTCCCAGCATTTCGTTTCTTCGTTGTAGATCTGAACAGTCGCAAGTGATCCGTCCAGATCTGAATTCTTTTTCTGTTTTTCCGCTTCTTCGCGTGCCGTGTTGCTGTTGTCCAGAATGGCGGCCAGCGTTAAGAAGATGGCCGCCAGCATTAAGAAGATAAGGCCGGGTAAAACAGAATTAGCAAAAAGTTTTTTATTTCGATTCATTCTTCGCCCTTTCCAGAAATTCGCACCCTTCCGGCGTTATGAAAAACGTGTCCGCCCGGCCTTCTTTCAAGCCGCGGCATATGTAGCCGGACTGTTCAAATTCCTTTATTTTCTTAAAAATTGTATTTTCCTTGTAACCACAATCTTCTTCTGTGTCGGTGATTTCCCGAACCGACATAGAACATAATTTGTTTGTTGCTCCGTTTGCTTTCAGAATCGAAAGCACCAGGAAGCCCAGTCTGTTCATTCTTTCACCGTCCTTTCTAACTCTGATAAATTCTGATTATCTCTGATTTACTCTGATAAACTCTGATTATCTCTGATTTACTCTGATTATCTCTGATTTTTTGAAAGTAAATATTCAGGGATAGTCGGTTCGCCGCGTTCAGTTTTGATTTCTTCAAGGCTCTTTCCGTCCAGAAATGCCTTCTGATCCATCGAACCGCACGTCGGACATTCTGCTATACAGATACACGATAAAAAGACGTGTCCGCACTTGTTACATTTCATTTTCCAGAACGGATCCGTCACCCGTGTAATACCGTCAGAATAATATCTTCTGGCGCTTGCGCCGATTCTTGACATTTTTACACTTTTCCTTTACAATAAATAAAGGCTGTGCTTTCACGGGTACGGTCAAAAGCGTAACGTCCGAGGGGCCAAACTTCCGCGTTGCGCTTTTTATTATGCGGAATTAGCCGGAACGGTTATTGTGTCCGTCATAATTCCGATTGTCATAGCTTCCAGGGCGCCAGCAAGGGCGCCGTCAAGTTCTTCCTGGGAATTGATCCCGAAGCTTTTCAAAATATCTTTCAGGCGTTCCGCCTGGCTCTTATTTCCAATATCAGAAGTCTTCTTCATAGAATCACCGCCTTAATAGTATTTATCCGGGGCCATAACGTGGAACCATTCGGCGCGTCCCTGGTATTTCCAGTCCACACGAAGATATTCCTTTTCCTGGGTGGAAACGGCGTCCACGTCGGCCATTGTCTTTCCTTCGTCCATGTACTTCTTGAACTTCTTCGTTCTTCCGTTTGCTTTTAAGATGATCCATTCGCGGCCGATCTCCCAGCGAATATTTCGCCGTTCGTCTTCGTCCCATTCCGGGGCGGAATAATAATCATATTCTTTCACGTAATGAACCGATTTCGGCCACATGGTTATTTTTGTATTCATTCCCAGGCTGTTCATGTGCGTGACACAATAGCTTTCGAACAGTTCTTTCTGTTCCTGGGTTAAATCTTCGTAGCCGTCCGTTTCGCGAATATCGAATCCGTGAATGTTCAAAATGTCTTCGGCCGATCTCAAACGATAATCGGAACGACCGAATTTTTCATATAACGCGCAAACTTCTTTGTAACTGGTTCGATTTGTTGGTTTTCTTCTCATAGTTCCACCTTTCTGGCCGTTTATCCGGCCTATTAGCCACGCTATCGCGTGGGTAAACAGATTACAGTTATCGGCGAACAGGTTCCCCTAAACAAGCGGAGAAAAAGCCGAGGTTCGTCCTGACGTCCGAACGCTCGTTGCTCAAGCTCAACGCGGAAGGGCCAGCGTTCGAAGCGCCGTAGTAACTGCCACCCACGATCGGGATTGCTTCTTCCAGATCGGCGTCTGCTGATAACCATTCCGAATTTTCCTTCATGTCGTCCGTGATGATTCCTAAATCTTTTAAGATCTGCGGAACTTCGGTCAGATTGATATATGTTTCCGATCTCATTCCGCCGGCCCAGCCGTCAACCTTTTCTTTGTCCGTTGTGATAACAAGTTCGCCGTCTTCGTTCGCTCCCATTCTTACCGGATCCGGGAACGGAAGGTCGTCAACGTGTACTTCCTGGAATTCTTCCGAAGAAATCGAAAGATCCGCGTCAGGTGCCGCCGCGTCGTTATCTGGCATATACTGGATCACGCCGCTTTTCAATCGAAGTCCGGCAATCATTTTCCAGACAAGCCCGACCACATCAGCGATTCCAGTTTCTTTATTTCCGTTATGGAACCAGTTCGCCGGGCCGGTGCCGGTCAGCGTTCTTCCACAATTCGGAATACCGATTCCGACTTCCGTTTCGTCATTGTGATACTTGCCGAAGCTTGTATTTCCGTGAATATCCGGAATTGTATGTTCGCGAATATACTTCCATTCCGCCCAGGTCAGCAAGTGCCAGCCGCGGCCCTTTCTCTTACATGCGGCGATTGCTTCGTCGAAGTTAATTCTTACGGCCGGATCAACCGCCGGCAACGAATACGCGCGTCCGTTTCTGATACAATTAACGAACTGGCTTAAATAAATGGAATCATATTCCACACCGCGGACGAAAAACATTCGATCCGCTTCTTCCGGTGTCTTCGCCGTGTTCTCAACTTTCAGCATGATTGAAGGAATTCCCATGTCGTCATACTTTAAAACAATAGATTCTTTCGTGTTACTCATTCGCTTATTTCCTCACTTTCCTTTTTGTCGAACATTCCCAGGCGTGCGCCCAACTCAACGCACCCCAAAACAATTTGTGTCAGGTCTTTTCCAGATACACCAGCAAATTCAAAACTTAACGTCGATTCGCCGTTCGGTTCGTCTTTGATATGACAGAAGAAACCTTTTTCGACGGTTTTACTTGTTCCGTCGGTGTAATTGAAAACAAAATTCTTGATTTCCTTTTCCTGATTGCTCATGTTTTCACGCTCCTTTTGCTGGAAGTTCCAGTTCTGAAACGTGGAACAAATGTCCTAACGCTCCGATTTTTCCATAAACAACTTCATTGTCGATCGGAACTTTGAAGTCTTGTGATCCGGTTCTAATCGCATACATCATTGCGGCCGGGTTTCCGTTGCTGTTCATCCAGGACGTGCCGCCGTTTACATTTTCCCAATAGTCTTCGATTGTGAAATCGGCACCGCCGAACTTCTGAATGTCTTTTCTAATCTTCACTGTTTGTCCGGCAAATCTGAATTTTTCTCTTTTCATTCGCTTATTTCCTTTCTTCGCTATTAAATTGTAAGTGCTTATTTCCAACATCAGCCGCCGATTGCAGTCGGTTGTTCCGGCTATATGTCGAAGTGCTGGCGGCCTATCTGGCCGCCGTTGCGGTCTGTTTCTCTTGCAGATCCAGGCCGATAATAATTCCCTGGATAAGATTTTTCTTTTCCGGTGGAAGTGACATAATCACGCGGATAAAAGATTTGTCTTCGTCGCGTACTGTTGTAATGTTCTTTTCGTTTGCCATAAGTACGGCCCCCTTTCTGTTGTTTTTTAGTTCGTCAACCGCTTCTGTTTGGTTGATAAGCCAAGTATATATGTTTTATTTTGGTTTGTCAACCATTTTTACAAAAAATATAAAAATATTTTGGTTGACGAACCAAAGAAATAATGATATTATGTGTTCATAAAACGAAAGGGGGTGACGTGATGAATGAAAGAATCCGTTGCTTACGCGAAGAAATAGGTCTTTCGCGCGCGGCCTTCGGTCAAAGAATAGGTGTAAGCGGCGACGTAATAAATAATTTAGAACGTGGTCGTGTAGAGATAAAAGAACCTATGATAAAACTTATCTGTTCCGAGTTTTCCATAAATGAAGAATGGTTAAGAACCGGATCCGGAGAAATGAAAGTAAAAAGTCCTTCTGATACTATGGATCAGTTAAAAAAGGAATTTAATCTTGACGATTTCAGTTATAATCTGGTTTACCAGTATTTGAAATTAGACGCCGATCAGCGTCAGACGGTAAGAGATTTCTTTTATAATGTGGTTGAATCAGGAAGTATGGACGAAGACTTGTTCGGTGATGTACCGAAAACGCCGGAAGAACTGGAAAAGGAATTTCCGCCGGTCGAAGAAAAAACGGTTCGGAATAAAGAAACGGGCTAGGCGTTTAAAACGCCCGGCCTTGCCTATAAGGCTACCAGATCAACAAGTATATCTTCGTCCTTCCATTAAATTTCAAATTATAATACATTGTTTTGCAATTTGCGTAATAGATCGCGTAAACGCGGCGGCTCTTGTATTCTATGTATTTAATTATCATTAGCACCACCCCTTTTCCAGAAAAAGGCCGGGCTAAACTATTATAAATTTAATGGTCGGCAAGGTATACTGGTAATTTTTGGAAGGTGATATTGTGGTTTTGAAAATAATAATCGGTGCCGTTGTCGTCTTCCTGGCCGTGTGGGCCTGGAAGATCCGAATATATTTGAAATGGCAAAAGAAGGCGAAGGCGAATGTTGCGCCGTTCTATCGTTTCCCGGAAAGAATTCACCAGTTACCAGCCCAGAAAGAAAAGCTTCGTCAGGCAAAAGAAGAAAGCTTCATAGTTCACTTCCAGGACGAGGAAAAAGGGCTTGCAAGGATAAAAGCAGAATCCGATCCGGAAGAAGTCTGGTGTAATCTGGGAATGTGCCAGTGTGCAACATACAAGGCGGATCACCGTCCTTGTAAACATATATATAAAATCGCCCTGATGAAAGGGCTTATATAGAAAGGAATAGGACTATGAAAAAGAAAGTGGTGATTTTTATGTCGATTCTGTCAATTTTTGCTGGTCTGACTGGTTGCGGCAAATCAAAAGAACCGGTCAAAAGCAATAAGGAAAGTGAAGTTGTCAGCGAATCAGCCGTCCAGGAATCCGAGCAGACGGAAGAAGCAACCGAAGCAGCTCCGGAAGTTGAACATCGTACTGGTGACGCAATCGTCGGCGTAAGTGATAAAGATATTTCAGATCTTGATCCTGTATTCTGGAAAAGCGTTGTTAATGACGCAACCGGAAAGTGGCGCTATGCTACTATTTCCGACGATGTAAATATTTCGGATTATGTGTTATCGTATTACAAGGAATATTTCAAGTCTGACGACGAAGTTCACGCAATTATAAACTTCGCCAATAAAACAACAACGCGTATCAACTGCGGCGGTGATCGTCTTCTTATTAGCGTACTGGACTATGTAGACGGTGAAGAACACGACGCGAAGAAAATGTTCGGCGGAACTCCGCTGGAATCTTATTGTGTTTACCTGGATAACGGGGATATTGAAAAGACGGAATAAGGTATTTTGTAACCGAATAAAAACAGCCGGTCAACGACTGCAATCATCGACCGGCTTTAATACCAGGCAACCGAAAAACGGCCTTCTGATATTGGAAATAAGCACCATATATTATAGCAAAGAAGGCCTGAAAAATCAATCGGCTTTCTTTTTTATACCCTTTTTTCGGCGCCTGGGGAAAGGGGCTATTTATGGCATACGCCAAAACAAAAAAACACCTGAAAATCTGGACGAAGAAAAAGGCGGCTTTATATGTCCGTGTTTCCACCAGATACCAGGTCGATAAAGACAGTCTTCCGTTCCAGCGGAAGAAATTAAAAGAATATTGTAAATTTCTAGGGCTTGAAGATTATGTGATTTTTGAAGACGACGGATATTCAGCAAAGAACACGGAACGTCCGCACTTTCAAGAAATGATGTCGCGCGTCAGATCCGGGGAATTTTCACACCTGATCGTGTGGAAGGTGGATCGTGTTTCCCGAAATCTTCTTGACTTCGCGGCAATGTACCAGGAACTAAAAGATCATAAGGTTACATTTATTTCAATGAATGAACAGTTTGACACTTCGACCGCGATCGGTGAAGCTATGCTTAAAATCATTCTGATTTTTGCGGAACTTGAAAGAAATATGACGTCCGAACGTGTAACCGGAATTATGCTGGATCGTGCCGAACAAGGATTGTGGAACGGCGCACGTATGCCGGTAGGTTATCGCTGGAACGACGAAGCGAAGTTCCCTGAACCGGATCCGGAAGAAGTGAAGATCGTTCAGCTTATCTTCGACAAATACGAAGAATGGAAATCCAGTTTAAAAATATCACGATATTTGAATAACAATAATTTTAAATCCAAGCGCGGCGGTCAGTGGACTTCGAAGCTGATCCACGATATTATTCGAAATCCGTTCTATATCGGAACGTATCGCTATAATATGCGTGAATCCGGTCGCGGCCCATTAAAACCGGAAAGCGAATGGATCGTCCGTGAAGATAATCACCCGGCAATTATCAAAAAGGCGCAATTCGACCGGTGTAATAAGATTATGGATCAGAACGGATCCAGCCGTGACACGTCCGATCTGCGCGCCAGGAAATACGTTCATACATTTTCCGGACACCTGGTTTGTGGTAAATGCGGCTCTAATATGATCGCGTCGAAGGATCGCGCCAGGGTGAACGGCTGGCGGCCGTCAATGTATCGTTGCGCCCAGCGCTCCCGAATGTTGGACTGCGACAATTCCAGGACGATAAATGAATCTTATATCGGGCCTTTTATATTTAATTATATTGCGAACCTTGCCAGGGTTCAGAAGAATTTTAAGAACATAGCCACGCCCGAAAAACTGGAAAAGGAACTTCTGAAAGGCGAAACGTTCGACGGCGTGGCCGGAATACTTCCGGAAGGCTTAAATTTGACCTTCCAGGCACTTTCTTTTCGTCAGGTAGGGAATGGAACCTATATTCCGGATGTTGACTTCCTGGGCGATTCTGACGGCGCCAGTGACCGCGATCAGATCGAATTGTTGAAGTCAGAAATCGAGAAGTCAAAAAATGCTGTCACCAGATTAACGGACGTTTATCTGTTCGATCCGGATTCCATGACGAAGGAAGAATTCGCCACAAAGAAAAAGGAACTGGCAAAGAAAATTGAAGGCATGGAACGCCAGCTTGCGGATCTTCTGGACAATTCCGGGAACGATGATCTGGCCGACATGTCATTTATCAAGAAGGCTTCCGCGTTCCTGGTGGCTCAAAGGATCGTTTCAAAATCCTTCGTCGATTATGTCGGCATGGCCCAGGAATTAGACAACGAAATCCTGAAAGACTTTATCGACCAGATCGTCGATCAGATCGTCGTCCTGGACGGCCGTGTCCAGTCAATCACGTTCATAAACGGATTAAAGCACGAATTCCGGTACGCAACGCCGGCGGAATTGCCAGTGTGTCAGAAATGCGGCGGACGTATCGGTTCAACGTGCGGCTGTCGGACAAGGACGTTCGATTTCTCCGGTAAGCGTTACCAGCGAATAAAAGTCGGTGATCCGCGCGACACGCTTCACGGGAAGAAGAATCCGGTTTGTCCGGAATGTTTCGCTCATGAAGGGCGCTGGCACCATTGGAATTGCAAGATTGAAACGTGTCCGATCTGTGGCGGACGCCTGGCGGAATGTGAACACGGGCCGAATGGTAAGAAATAGCACAAGGGGCGTTCTGCCCCTTGCTTTTGTTTTATTAACAATTCCCATTTACTACCGGTTTGACGATCTCATAATCAACGAATGTCTTCGCCATGATTTCGGCCAAATCCTTATCTATTCCCTGGCTGATTAAGTTTTCCTTATATGCTTTCTTTGCTTTCTTCTCTGCTGTTGTCATTTTTTATTTCCGCCTTTCCTTAACTTCTGATTATATTATACACTCTAAAGTGTAATATGTCAAGTAATTCTATATATTTTATTTACAAATTTCACTTCAAAGTGAAAAAAGCCGCCATTTCTGGCGACTTTTTTATTTGAAATATCCGCGTTCGACCTTTGATTTCAGGAATTCGTTTATTTGCGGCGTTTTGTAACCGGAAGAAATACGTTCTTCGCAATATGCCATAATGTCAAGGGCGGTTTTTTTATAAGTCGATCGGATCTGTTCTTCTGTTGCGTATTCGTCCCGAATGTATCTTGTCATAAAAAGCACAATGTCTGTATGGCAATAAGGACAAGTTGAGTATGGCTTGACCTTTGTTATATCGTCGTGGCCGAACGGGCCGATCTCGTATTTTGATACATCTATCGACATTTTTCCGGTTCTGTTTGTGTAAATGACGGAAACTTTCCAGCCGAAAACGATTTCTTCATCGTCCGAAGTTTCGAATTCTTCAACAACGCAATTATGTATTTCTGCGTATAATTCCGCCTTTCTTTTATCTCGGAATACGCCCAAAATCGAAGCGTCGTAAGGATCGCCTGGAACAACAATATAAACCTTTATAGTTTCATAATTCGATGGATTTTTATAAACACCTGGAATATATTTGTTTTCTTTATTTACCATATCTTCGGCCACACTTCCCCGGCAATCGGAACGCCTTCGGTGTGCCTTTCGATGTAAGCTTCACGATTGCGCGCTTCTATGTTTCCAGCGGAAGTATAGTTGAAATCAGCGTCGAATTCAGTTCCGCAAGCGATACATTCCCAGGAAGCCGTTGTGTCTGGCCCTTGATAGAATCCGGCCGATCGAAGGGCCGCGCCTTTTCTTTTCAAGATCACCATTCCGCCGCATAGTGGACATTTCTTTTTGTCATATAATGCCGACATTATTCTTCACCTTCTTCGTAGTAATAGCGATCGTGAATTTGCGAAATGGTTATGTCGCTATTTTGTGGAACAGTCACGGTCAAATCACAATCCGTCATAAAATCTTCATTAGTGCAAGTAATAAATCCACATTCCATAGATCCAGCGTCTTCCTTTCGCTTCCTTCGCTCTGTCAGATCACCGTTTCTTTTTATTCCGTATATGTTCGTGTATTGACATAACATATTATATTCCAACTTTCCGCCACATATCGGACATTTATTAAGAATCTTCATTCACTTTCCCTTTCTTCAAAAGTTTTTTATATCTTCTGGAAGTTTTCAGAATTTCACATTCAAGTTCCGGATCCCACCATCTATTATCCGGGCGGAACTCACATTCATTACACGGCCATTCGTTGGATCCGTTTTTCAATCCAGGGCAACCGCGACATTCGATTATCATTCCACTTGAATTTATTTCTGGTTGAATAAGGAAGTTAATAATAACCGCTACGATAAATATAATAAATATGGCAATCGGGGCGCCAATGATAACGCCGGCAATAATCAAAATCGTTTTTATCATAGTTCCACCGCCTTAATGCCTGGATATTTCCCAGGGTTCGGAAGTATAGCGATTTATGAAGTCGTTTACATTCTTCGCGTATTCTTCCAGTATCTCTTTTGATTCTTCGATTGCTCCAGGAAGTGATTCGGCTTTAAGCTTTTGGCCGTCAATTTGAAGCTGGGCGCACGATAGGAACCAGCCGTCCAGGTGAATAATTCTGTGGATCGTGACCGTGATTCCGTTCGTCGTTGTGTAGAATATTGTTCCGGTTTCAACCGGCTTTCCATAGCTTGAATTACTGATAAATTTCATGTTTTCCTTTCCGGGAAAAGCCTTGAATTTACAAGAAGATTACAACGTCTTTTTTACTCGCACGATAGGACAGCCAAATGTTGAAACTACAGCAGTAAGTGGTCTGTTAAGTGCTTCTGACTTTTCCTTAACAATCTTTCTGCAGGCCTTTAAATAGTAATACTGTCTCATCGGCTCGTATTCTGGAACCGGGGCAGATAAATCTATGCTGTTAATCATATTCTCAATTGTTGTATCCATTATTTATATA